GGGGTATGGTCAGCATCTAGCTGTGTTATTCGAATCTTACGCTTCATTGCAGAAGTTCCTAGAACTCCAGTGGTTGGGTCGTAAGTTTCAGATATCCATCCGAAAAGAGCTTGAGCAGCCTCACCTGTTACTAAGTTATCAAACGTGAATGTAGTTTCATCGGCTGAGTACTTTCCAGGGTAGTAGAACTTATCGTTTACACGGTCCACCGCGATGTCTTCCACGCTAAAGCCAATAGCGCCAATTTGTTTACACGCTAAAGTTAAGGAGTTAGTTTGGTCTCTCGGACTTCCTTCAGTGCCTGGAACTTCCCCTAAGCCATCAATAGAAATCAGCCAGCTGTAGGTTCTTAATGAATCGTACTGTTGAGACAGAGTATTGAGACGGTCGTCTCCACCGGTTCTGAACTGGTCGAAATACTCGTTAGTAATTTTGTTGTTTTTAAAAGCCATTTATCTTATTTATTCTGATTGGGGTTGCCCTAAGACGTTAATCTCAAATACGAGCGTTTCTGCAGCTTTTGTTGGAACAACTTCAATTCTTACCCAAAGTTCATTTCTCTCTACTCGGATAGGGGTGTTGGTTGTTTCATCACAAGTTACATTGAAGGATGTGATTCCTCTTCTAGCCTGAATATCCTCTAACAAAGGTGTTACAGTATTCTCTAGCAAAGACCATGTAATTGGGTCGTTAGGTTCAAATACGTAAGGTAGCCCGATAGCTTTAACTCGCTGCCTAATGTGTGTAGCCAAACGTCTGACGTTAATTCGGTCTAATGCGGATTCTGTTCTTTGGGTTGTTCTTTGCCCCCAAATCAAGATTCCTTGTCTGGAGAAATTAACAATCGGGTTGATTGCGTTGCCTCCGCCGTAAACGAAATCTCTATCTCCTTGATTCAAATCCTTCTCAAGCTCTTTAACTCCTGGAGAGATTTTACCTCGCGTAACGCCCGCAGTGGGAACCCAGATATCACTGTTAGCGTCCGCCTTACACATCGCCTTGATAGCAAAGATGGAGGGGTCTACTAGAGTATCAATTTGTCTGAAAGTATCGAACATCTTACAGTGAGGGTAGTATAACGCCGCGAAAGAAGAGTTCAGTGAGGTAGTTCTTCCTGGGTAGTTGCCGTTATGCCACTCCACCGCGTCCTGAGGGGATAAGCCCTCTGGGGGAGAGGTTACATATAGGAACTCACCAGTGTTTTCGGCTTGCTCTATTGCTGCACCCTGTACATCTTCCACATGAACTCCAGGAATAGCTACAAGGTCTACAGGGGGTTGGGTTCCGTCAAAGGCTTTAACACCTCTTGTTGAGCCCGCAGGACCTGCAAGGGCGTTTTTAACGGAAGCGTTAGTCATAACACCTCCGTGGTCTCCAGCGTCTCCGTTAGCGCCTCCTGACACGTCAAACGTTCCAGGAATTAATTTTAGAAGCCTTACCCAGTTTTGGTTATCCGGGACAGTTAGGACAGTTCCAGAGGTGTTTATAGTGTCGAGGTTTAAAGAATCCCAACGGGCTCCTGGTCCTTGGACAGCTCCGTTCCTTTGGGTGCTAGTGTTTTCGAATCTTCCATAAACGTACTCAGAAGTTTCATTGTCTCCGTAAATGCTTCGGTTTATAACCGAACTCAACATAGTTGGGATACCTGAAGCTTCATTTATGAAATCAATTTTGTAAGATTCTTCTACAGCTCCTCCGCGCAAGAGTTGGAAGGACTGCTGGTATAATCCAGTGTTATCAACCTTAATTTGGAATCCTCTTTTTACGTTGGCTCGACCATCGTAAGAGCTTGCTGCGTTAATGCCTGTTCCCGTGTGGAGTGCTCTAATCGTATAACCTCCCGCGGAGGCGTTATTAGTTGGGATAGTTGTTCCAGAGCCTTGCACAGACGCTCGTGCCGCGGTGTATGCGGCTCCTGCCTCATCTTCGGCTTTACGTTCTAAGTTGTTTGTAAAAGTAGCTGCTGTTCCACCTCCAAGGTGCCCGTTGCTTCCTAGGAAAAGAGTAGCAGATAGGTAGGATGTAGCAGAGCCAAGTACGTTAAAGCCCGGGGAATTATAAAACATGCCACTTACTGATTGCATTCCGGAGAGCTGGTAATGAGCCGTCGCCGAATCTCCGACACCGTCAAAACCATAACCAATAGCGGAAGGACCTAAACCAATAGACTCCCCGTCGAAATTCACGTATGTGCCCGCGTTGGTTTTTGGCAGAAGATTTCCTCCACCTCCAATAGCACCATGACCTGAAAGCTGATTGTCTCTAAAGTTATCACAAGTAGGATTGTATTGTCCAGCGTGCATGCTTCCCAAGCCTGACGGGTGAAGGGCGCTCACGGAAATCATAGCTTTTTGTCCAGGTTCCGTAGAGACCCAGGCAAGCATAGAGTCGTCTACTTTAACGACTTTAAAATCATTCTGTTGGCTTAGGCATCTGCTAAACGCTGAAACAACATTGTCTATAGTACAATGTGCTACGGTTAAGAAGTAAGGCTTAGCGTGTTTAAGTGCTCCGTTTGAACCCCAACAGTGTATCATGAAGTGGGCAGAACCACTTGTAGTTGTTCCGGTTAGACCTGGGTAATACAGGTTAGGACCTGAAGTGCCGTAGCCGTAAGTTTTACTTGCTGGCTCAAGTACACCTTGTGGACCGTTACTTGTATGAATCACGAAAGGCTGAGTTCCAAGAGCAAGATTCGCATTAGCTTGGTTTCCAGCGTCTGTTTGCGCTCTAACGAACACAAGCTGATTCGTGGTTTTCATAATCTCGTAAGCTCCAAGCAGACCTTGACCCCCTGTGGTCTCCGTTGGAAGACCAAACACTCTTTCGAGCTCAGTAGTGGAAGTGATAAGAACGGGCTTATCGACGGGACCTTGGGATGCAAATCCAACAATACCAGGTGTTGTTGGGCTTCCATCTCCGGTGAAATTAGAGAAATCCTTCTCTACGGTGTATACTCCAGGGCTGTTGTATGTAGGCATGATTATTAACGTTGAACTTCGGTAACAGAGACCATTCTGCGTCTCTTAAATTCCTCAAGTTGCGGGGTTTGGGGTTTGTGTGGGACAAGAATGCTTTTTTGAGGCGTCATCCAGAATACAGATATACCAGTGTCCCCATTTATAATAAGCTCAAAATCAGAGTTACTTATATTGACGATTTCCAGCAGCCTACGAGAAACAATCGGTGCTTCAAATTTAGCAACGGTTTTCTTTTTGGGGGCTACTTTCTTCTTTCTGGGGGACATATCGGTACTCCTACTATATTTAGGAGGTGCCAACCTAGTATTATAGATATTTTTTCTATTACTTGAAGACATATTCCTGGTTTATTAGTTCTTTAATTCGTCCTGTATGTGAATATAGGAACTGGCGCCCCGGAATATAAGCCTCTACCCTCAAAGTAACCCTCTTCCGGAGGAGTCTGTCCTGCTTATCTCCAGCCTGAACAGACGACATATCCAGAACATCTAGTAAGAATGCCTTGTTTTCCGCCTCATCCTCGGTAGGTATCGCCATAGAAGGTTGAAACATCATCTGTATTTCTTCCACCATTTGGTTCATATCCTCAGTATATTTGGACCATAAGGTAAGTTGGAATTGTAATGCTACGGCTTTTGAAGTTTGTTTTATAATTCTATAAGCTTTTTGAGTCTCCACATCAAAAAATTTATACGTAGTCAGCTGAACGTCTGGCTTTCTAATACCAGTGTTCTCTTCAATATCCCCAATCGCCACAGACATTATTGGGAGAGTTAAGGTCCTGTCCTCGTGGATTTTTGAGATAGCTCTTTCAGGGTTAGCATACATTTTAGGAACTTTAATACGCTCGTCCTGCGCATTAAAAACGTAAACGTTCAGCTTGTCCATTAAAGCTTTTGTATAATTCCTGTAAAAATTTCTTGTGTGCGGATGTTTTTCTTCGTACGCTTTAATATCTTTCCTGAGTTGGGCAATTAGTTTATTATCCATTAGAACATAGTAAATGCAGGAGGCTCTTCAATTTCTTGAAGAAGGTCAGTAATTAAGGCTTGTTGTTCTGCCTGACCTTCTTGGACAAGCGCAGAACCGTTCAGTACAGCCCCTCCTTGTGGGGAGGGTAGTTGAGCGAACTTACCTCTAATCTGCCCTAGAATGACCTTAGAAATGGCTGTGGCGAACCTCTGTATCCAACTAATAAAGTAAGGGTGAAGGGTGTCCGAATCCAAGGCTTTAAACTCCACAACAACTTCTTCCTCGTCGTCTGCATCACTAGGGGTAGGGTACACCTGTAGGTATCTTCCGTTCACAACATCCCAGGTGCCGTCTCGGCTAAGAACCTTTCTAATCTGTTCTAAGTGCATCTTCATCAGCAAGAAATCTGTGACGGCGAACTGGTTAAATAAGAAGTTCTCTTGGAAATACTTGATGAAGAAATCGTTCTCGAGCGTGCCTGACTGGCGGGCAATGGATAGGAGGTGTCTTTTATACGCGCAAAATCTAAAGTTATTCATAACAAATTGAGGAAGCTCATATAAATTCACCCCTGCCTTCGTTCTAAAAGTACAAAACTGTAAACACCAATCGGGCGCGTGGTAGTCTAGTTTCGAAAGAGCCTCATCAATAGCCGTAAGAATTTGAAAATCGGACAACTCTACTCTAACCACAGGGTACCCAAGTCGGGCTTTTATAAAATCTCTAATGATTGTGTAAAATCTATTAAACTCCACATCATCGGCAAATAACCTACGATTCATAGTCTCGTAGTTAATATCTCCCAAAGTATTCGAAAAGGCAGAAACATCACCTGAGGTTCCTTTCCTGTTGGCAAAAGTATTGCCAAACCTTGTAGTTGGTTGATATGCAGACATTAGTTCATTTTATATAGGCAAGAAGCTCACCCTTAATCAAAAGGATGAGCTTCTTTTTAAAATCAATCAGCAGTGTTAGCTGTTCGCTTTGATAGTCGCGAATGGCTTGTGCATGAAGTTTGATTCGGCTCCAATTAAACGGATGATACGGTAGAATCTCGATTCAGGAGAAATACCTACTTTTCCGTACCTAGTGAGCAAGCCCTTTCTAGGTTGGAATGTATCTGGGTCCGTGATGGTTGGAAGCATCTGGAGTGGAATGTATGGGGAATAAATGTATCCGGCATCCATAGGGGAAGAACCCTTATAGCCCATCATGATTTCGTCCTCCGGCCAAAGTGGGTCGACGTAAACGTCAAACTGACCCATTAATTTGCCTCGGTATTGAATGTTGGCTCCTAGCTGCCCATTAAACTCACCCTGCTTAACACCCCCTTCCATCTTCGAAGCTGAAGAAAGGATAGCAGCTACCATTGGAGAAGTAACAATCCAGTTACCTGCACCACGGTAAGTAGTTTTATAGATGTCTTGGGAAGCAAAGTTAAGTGCCGCAACCAAGTTAGCATATACCTGACCAACGTGACGTGGGTCCATACCTAGCGCGGAAGTAGCAAAATCAACTAGCATTACGTTGCCAGCAGTTCTGCGAGAACCAGCAGGGTCTGTTCCGATACGGTCACGGTTAACAGTAGTTCCATCAGTGTTTAAATCATAGTAGAAACCAGATGGGTTAAAGTCACCAGTGCCGTCGTCACCGAATTTGTTGGAGTTACCAAGGGTTAGCATATCGCGGTTCCAACCTGCATCGTTTGTTGCGGTTGTCCAGTCATAAGCGATGCCTCGAATATCCTCAAGAAGTTCACGGTCAATTTCCAAAGAAACTTCCTTACCCAAAAGGTCAGTAAGTTCTCTTTCCAAATCCAAGTTGTGATACGCACGAAGGTCCTGTGCAGCCTCTAGAGTCCAGAGAGCACGGAACTTACGAGTACGAGCGATGATAGCTTGTTGTTCGATATGGAAGTTGATTTCCGGAATCGCAGCGCCTGTTAAGGCTTCACCAGAAGATACGTCCAAAGCGTAAGTCTTGGTCTCGTTCGGGAAGCTAGCAATCTTACCACCAGCCGTGGAAGAAGTATCTTCAAAGTGAGAACTCAGACCCATCAAGCGGTTAGCAGCCATACCATCGTAAGGACCACCCATACCAACCTGAGCGTCAAGACCAGAGTTAGTACCCCAGCCTCCGTTAGCGTTGGCACTAGCAACCATGTTCATGTAAGTTAGGTTGTAGCGGCTATAAACGGTTTGGATTCTGCTAGTGCCTGCATTATTGTTACCCTTACGGTCGAAACCTAGGTAGAATACTTGGGAAACAGGAGCTTGCATTGGCTGAACGCCACAAACTTTGTTAGCAATCAATTCCGGGAAAACCCGGCGAATGAGAGGGAATGCAAACTTCTGGAAAGTACCAAGCTGACCGACAGTCGTAGTCTCGTTAAGAGATTGACCATCTTTCTGCATTTCGTTCATAATTGAACGTGCTTGGTTCTCAAGAAGAACTGCGGTACTCTCACGGGTGGATGAGTCCTCAATCCCTTCCAGAATCGGATTCCACTTCTCAGTAAGTGTACGTGAAGTGTCTTTATTTAACATAATTATTTATCCTCCGTGAAAGTACGCGATAGGCGCACTACATCTTCGGTGAGGAATTGGTTTTCCGAAGCTGCTAGTGAATGTCCCCCTAGTTCGTGATTCTCATTCGTAATGACAATCGCGGACTCGGAAGAACGAAAAGGAAGCTCTGCTTTTTCTTGAAGGTTTTGATTTTCCTCCATCAGGCTAGAAAACTCATCTTGAGTTGATGTAAGCTTGCTTTCTAGTAAGTGGTTTTCTTGCGCAGCATGGTTAAGAGCCGAGTTCAATGAAGTAACTGACTCTTCCAGCTCAGAAATCTTTCCAGCATAAGAATTCGCTAAGCTATCCTTGTCCCCAGAGGTAATGTCTGATGCGACCAAGGTTTTAACGGCTTCATATATCTTAACAGCACGATAAGTTTCGTCTGTTGCTTTAAGGTCCGCTAGTGCGGCTTCCTTAAGTTGTTCGATTTTAGTGCGTAAGAAACCGCTAACTTTAGATTCAAGTAGGCTTACTTCCGAAGCAACGCGTCCATCCACAACTTCATTAATAAGGTTGTGAATTTCCTTGATGCCAGCCTCAGATAAATCTCCAGGCAGGGCTTCGATAATCTTGTCTAAGTTATTGCTCATGTTTCTATATTATCTATGTATACATGTTATACAAGCTTACTTATTTTTAGCTTGCAACGTGTTTTTTAATGCAGTGATGTAAATTCTTTCTTGCTTGTGGTGGTCCAACTCTTGAACGATGGGGTCACGCTTCTCATGAAGCATGCCCTCTTTCAAAGCAGGGAACGCACCTTGGCAAGACGGGTCTGATACCATATCCCAGGTAATCATTTTTAAGTTATCTTGAACGCGATAGCAATCTTCATGCATATCCTGTTCTAGACTTCCAGTTGCCCTAGAAGAAATTCCTACTTGTACCCCTGATTTTAAGAGTTCTTGTAAGACTTTCCCTGAGGGGGTGTTAAGCACTTCGGCTTCCCCCATAATTTTGTTACCGTCAAACTGGAGTCCGGTAATCAAATGAGACGCATTTGAAAGCGACACAACCTCATTAGAAGGATGGTCTAACTCGCCTACTAGTCTGCGCTCGGAAATCATAGTACCTAGCTTTTGGCATTCTCGCTCGAGAAGCTTTTTGCTGTAGATTCTTTTGTTTCCGTTTACTTTCTCAGCCTCAGAGAATAGACCCCGAATCTTCATAGGACCACCACTCTTACCTTCAGTAAGGATTTCAATTTCTCCAAAGGAGTAGAAGTCTCGAAGTAGGTTGGTCATGATTTACTGGTGGCTAAGTCGATTTTTGTGTGGCGGGAGTGAATATCCGTTTCAAGGTCACTTTTACCTTTGATTGAAGGCTTCCCCCGTCGGCTTGCTTTGCTACCACCCGTACGGTAGGCTTTAGTAGCTCCATGCTGTGCGAGGCGCGATATTGCTTTCGTACGTGCGAAAGGTTCACTTCCCTCTGGCGCGGCGCGAACATTATCTTTAAGACCTTTGTGCAATCCCGTCGCTGCCCCTTTTTCAATCTTGGGCTGTGCTTCTTTCCCGTGTCTTATACGTAGTTTACTTTGAATCCTTTGTAATCTCTCGCCTGGGGTCCTCCTTTGACCACGTCGGAATTTAGCTTTTTGACCGACTTGTGTAGCGGCTCGAGTGGCTCTATCAGAGGTTGCTTCTGCGTCACCTCCTGTAGTCCTACCTTCGAGTAGTTCTCTCAATAGCCCTCTTTTATACATAATTATTTACTCCCCGCATAGGGGTTTTGTGGGTGTTTACGAGAGTGAGAAGATGCTTTTCCGAAGCCTGGCGTTTCGTGGTCCTTATCGGAGCCTTTACCTTTCTTCTTAGCAGTCATGAGTTGGTTCTTAGTAATCTTTACTTTGGGACCTCTGCCTCCGGTTTTTACCCCGCCGCCACCAAAGGTGTCATTGGCAGGTCCTTTTCTTCCGAACTCGGCAACACTAACGTCACCCTTGTACCCCTTTCCTTTGTAGTTTTCATTAAGAAGGTCTCCTACAAAATTATCAAAAGACTCATGGTACATAGCTTTCATATCATTATGAATTCTACCTTGGGTTTCGTCATCCTTAGACTGTGCAGACTTTCTCTTAACAATAACTCTAGTTTTCTTAGTTCCTGTAGGAGCTGGACCTTTAGCTGCTTCCGCTTTGTATACCGGGGGAGTAGACGCTGCTTTAATTAGCTTAGCTTGGTCCTTGTCTCCAGGGAGTTTAACCTTTAGCGCGGGGTGGTGTCCTCCGGAACTTCTTCCGTGAGTTACCCCTAAGGCACCAACGGTGGTCATTTCAGCTACAATTTCTTTAGCTTTTCTAAGGATTTCAATTTGGTCTTGATTTAGATTTTCCATTGAATCATTCATTTTTTTTACTTCTCCTTCGCCGTATCTGTCAGCGCTTCTTACCGTTCCGGACTTATCAGCTTTGAACTTTTTCGGTTTCGCTAGGGGTTTTACATCCTTGCCTGCGAGATAAGCATTTCTATCTTGGTGACCCATAGCTTTCAACTCCTCTGGTGTAGAGCGCGTCATAGCCTTTTTGGCAAACTTTTTAATCTTACCTCCAACTTTCTTAACAGCATCTGTAACTTTACCTTCCCCTAACGTATGGTTCATGAGTGCAGTGTGTGCAGCCTCGGTTAGCTCAGGGAGTTCTTCCTGGCTTTCAGCCAAATGTTTGGACGGAGAAACTTTAGAAGGGTCTGTTAAAGCTCCTCCCATAATCGTGTCCGCCATCTCCATGATGCTCTGCTGGGTCATTACTCCACCTCGTTCATGTAAACGACACTAGTTGCGTCATCTTCCGAATCCACCAAAAAGTATTCACCGTTTTCATCTTCAGCCAAGTAAGCAAAAGTTTCAGCGTCCTCTTCGTTATCTACGATGTTGTATGTTTTACCATTAACTTCCATCACATAATCATCAGACTCTTCGCTGTCTTCTTCTTTGGATTCTACATCCCCCTCAGCAAGGGTAACGTAAATATCCCCGTCTTCAGTTTCTACAACTTCATTGAACTGATAGTTAGTTTCTTCAAATTCAATGTATTCGGTGAGTTGTGGGTTATCTTTCACTGATTCAAAAATAGAATCAGGAAGCTCTTCTAGTTTAACGCAAAGCTGGTCTTCGATTACTGTAATCTCAGGGGAAAGTCCGTAGAGCTCATCACCTACATTAATAAGATTAGGGGTTTCAACCTCGGCATCGTAGCCTAAGTTTTCCATAATCATGCTAGCTACTGAGTTATCAGCGGGCATTACTCCGAGGAAATCGTTGTTTTCTAAGTATTTCATAATAATTTGCCGAGAGCGGAAAGCTCTTCTATTTTATTTAGTGGTCCGTGAGAAGACCAACTTGTTTTTTTATCTCCACTATCGTGTCTTCTAGGGATGAAATTTTAACATCTTGCTCCTCATCTCTTTGGTCGATATCTTTTTGGGAGACTGTGTTCCCAATATCCGAAAACTTCTTAACCCACTTTCTCCCTCGCTTAGTTACAAGAGGAAGTAGAACGAAGATTGCAGCGTACCACCAACCGAGTTGAAAAATTAAATTTTTTGTCTCGTGGATGGTACTTGCTGTGGTTCCTGGGGCAGGCTTGCCTGAATTGGCGGCTGCTAGTGCAACAGCATCACTTACAGGAGCATCATTATTAGGATACGCCATT